TATAGGAATATTCCAAATGCTGTTGCATCAGATAATTCAATTTTGCTTGGATTATAAATACTTGGTAATACAGGTTGTGCTACTGCTCCATTAACCATAATAACAAAATCTACTCCACTTGGTAAATATGTACTTGAGAATACATTTACTCCGTGATATGATCCAAATTCTGCTACATTTGTTTTAATATTAGCATTTCCTGCATCTAGGTAAGTTCTTATTTTTCCATAATATGCTGGAGAACATACAATACTAATTAAATCTCTATCAACACCATCAACAAAATCGTTGCTAGTAGTTTCAATTGATTGTATTGCTTCTTCAAATATATCTTGAATGTCAGTTTTTGCAGTTGTAAATTCAGTACCTTCACTAACTGCTTCAGTAAAGAATGCTCTTTCAAGTAATCTTCTCATTCCGTTTTCTTGGTTTGCTGTTCTACGAGCAATTAAACCATTAACACCATAAGTTTGTAAGTCTTTTTCTTCAACTTCTTCAATAAACTCTTTATTAGTATTTAATGCAACAACAACTGGTAATGCTTCAACTTTATCAGCATATCCGTGTCCTCTTGCTGTTCCATAATTTTGTGCTTGAGCATTTACAAATCTTTTTGCTTCAACTGTTCCTGAAGTAGGGTTTCCTGATAAGTCATTGTTTTTTAATACAGAACTTACCATTTTTCCTTGTAAATTCTCTAATACCTTTCCATATTCTTCTGCTAGTTTATCTTTAGCACTTGCATCAGTTTGTAATACTATACTTAAACTATCAATTCTTGCCATTTAATTCACTCTCCTCTTTCTAAAAAAACTTTGGCAATTCAGCAGTAGTTTTTGTTTCTCCTACTACTGTTTTAGGAGTGTTTTCTTTAAGTTTATCATTTACTATCCTTTCAACTTCAGCAGTAATAACATCTTTGATATTATTTATTTTACTTTCTACTTCTTCTGCTTTGACAGTTTTAAAGTCTATTAATGATAATAACTTACTATTTACTCCTTTTTCTTCTGCTATATTAAGTGCTTCTCTTTCTAATTTAAAAGCATTTAATTCAGCTTCAAATTCATCTGCTCTTTTATTGGCTTTAGCAATTTCATAGTCTTTCTTTTCATCTGCTTTCATTTTAGCCAATTTCTCTGCTTCTGATTTTTCTGCCTCAACTTCTTTCATTATTTCCTCACGAATTCTTTTCTTTTCTCCTGCTAGTGCAGAATTAAATTCATCACGAGTAAATGTTTTTTCAGTTTTAGCATTTTCTTCCGTTTTTACAGTTTCGGTAACTACTTCGTTATTTTCCATAACATTCTCCTTATGTTTTACGCCCATCGGCAAATTTAAGTTTTACGCTCTCCAGCAAATTAAAAACCAACCCTATTATGGATTGGTTCTCTTTTAGTGAATAATCTCACTGGAACTCTTTGTATTCCTAGTGATATTATACTATATTGATTATTTCTTGTCAATTTTGCTATAAATGTTGTATTCACATATATTTTTGCATTTAGGACACATTATTTCAATACTACAACCATCTTTTAACTTGCCTTTAAATAATAGTCTATGGCAATAAGAACATCTAAACTCACTTCTTAATGTTTTATATATATCTTTTATTTTCATATTAGTCTCCTATCTTATATGGGTCTATGTATGACCTGCAATTATAATGAAGTGGTGGCAAATTCTCTCCAACTGTTAAGTTATCTATATCAAATATTTTTCCATTCATATTTTCACATACATCTGTTGTTCTATCATCTATAACTGCTTTAAACTGTACTTTCTTAACGCCATAATACAAATATACATATAACTTTTCTTGATTTATTAAATAATTATCTTCATTGTCTATTTGTCCCATAAACTTATCATTTTTATCAGCAAGTTTTTTATTTATTTCTCTTTTTTGTTGTTTTTTAAATATTTCTCTATATGTATTATTATCTACATTTAAAGGTTTTTCTTTTCTTAAATCTATTGTTGCTTGTTTATATATTTCTTCTGCATTATATACGCTTACTCCATTTGTATATTCTTGCCAAGTATTACCCATATTATTTGGTGTTAGTAGTATTGCTAATAATATTTCAGGTGTCCAACTTAATCTTTTCTTTTTAGGATTTAATCTTTCAACCTTTTCTATTTCACTATTAACTACATACTCACTTATATTATAGAATGTATCAAATTGATTTTCATATATATTTGTTTCAAATTTAGCATATTCTACATATAACATTGTTTTTAATATATCATCATAAGTTATTTTACCTTTATTACCCATTTTTGCACTAATATAAGCAATGTAATTGTTTCTCTTAATAAATTCCTTATTCTTATCTAAATAACGCTTAAATCTGCTTATATCGTTGTTATTTGCTTTATTAAATAATTTATCATATTTAAAGTCTAGGTTAAATATACCTTGTATATTGTCCTTTAATTCTCTTTGTTTATCTTTATAGGTTAAAAAATACTTGTTTAGTATCTTATCTACATAATTCCAATTCATAAAGGTTATTCACCTTCTTGTTCTTCATTTCCTAATGTTTTTGCTCTATTTATAGCATTTTCCATATTTTCTTCACTTTGTTCTTCTTTATTCTTTAACTCTGTTTCTACATCTATGTCATAAGGTAAATGTTCTAATATAGTCTTATCACTTAGTATTTCTCTTAAATTCATCCAAGTTTGTGCTATATCTTCGTCGTCTATTGGTATATTTCTTTCCATTGTTATTGTTATATCTCTAAAATCAAATTTTGTATTCTTTTTAGTATTTACTCTATCTGTTATGTTTTCATACATTCTTTGCATTTCTTTTTTAAACATCTTTTCTGCTTCTATTAATACCATCTCTAGTCCGTGGAATTTATATCTAAGAGCTTTACCACTATCTGTATTAGTAAATGATACATCTAACATATTTGGTACCATACTTAACATAAATATATAATCTACTAATGTTTTCTTATAATTCATTATTGCTGTATCGTTTATGTCTTTTATAATCCATTCAGGTTTATTTGTTCCTTGTGGGTCATAGAATACTGGTGCATTTAATACTGCTTCATCTTCTTTTACTCTATTTTTATTTATGTTTCCTTCTTCATTTAAATAACTTTCTTGTGGACTATATCCAGGTACAAATAATTTAGCATCATCATTGTATTGATAAATATTACTTTCATTTGTTACTACTTGTTCTAGTTTATCTATTAAACCTTTAACACTATCAAATAAACTTAACTTATCAGGATTTTCTACTGCATAGAATGGTGTTAGTTGCCAATTTACATCTTCACGCATATCTGTATCTTCTTTAAATTCGTTAGATGTCTTTCTACCGTTCTTATAATATCTTCTTTCATTTGGTAATGTTAATACCCATACTTCAATATCATTTCCTTGTGCATCTGTTTCATTATACATTCTTAACCCACCTATTAATTGTACTGGTGTTGAATAATCATATAATGCTACACTTTGTAAACTGCTTATTGGTGCATATACTATTTCATTTTCAGTTGTTTCATAACTTATCCAATAACAAGCACCTGTTACAAAATAATCTTTTGCTATTGTATAAAAGAAATCAGGCAAGTCATTATAGTCATTAATATAATCTAGTATTGTTTGATATTCTAATGTATCTGTTTCATTTCCTACTATTTTATTGAATATCTTTCTTATAATGCTTATCTTCTTTGTATTTGTCTCTTTCTTAACTGTTATTGTTGGTGTTTTACCTGCGAAATAACTTGTTCCTGTTGTTGCTATGTCTCTTTCTATTGGTACTCCTGTTGTCTTACAAAATCTCTTATAATCTTCTTGTCTTTTTGTTAGTTCTGTCTTTGCTAACCCTATAATATCACTTATATATTTTTCGTTTTCAATATAATTCTTGTTTAACTGTATCATATCAATTCTCCTCTTACATATTATATCATACTATTAAAAATAGGACAAATTTGCCCTATATTATCTTTCTATAACCAAAACTTACTACATTTGGTGTTTGGTTCTCATATACTCCTGTTGTACAGTCTGGTGCATCATCGTGTTTGTTCTTGCCTTCCCTTTGATATTTTGTCATTGCTAAATAATATTCAGGAAATCTATCACCCCAATTCTCTGGCATATATATATTATTCATAACACCTGTTGAGTTTGACAATATTCTTGCTATTTTATTTTCACTATTATGAAACCAATCTACTCTTGTATGCCTATTGCCCATTTCTTTTAGTAATCTATCAACATTTCTAGCATAACCTCTACCACCATTATTACTTTCTATCTTGCTATAACCTATGTTGTCTTTTGTCATCATTTCTGCTTGTGCTGGTTCAGTCTTTTCCATTGGTTCTTGTGTGTATAATACATCTAATACATATAATTCATTATTAAATGTTACACCATAATCTATACTACACAAATAATCTTCTCCTTCATCTGCTGTATCAGTATAGTTCATTAAATACTTAAATGTAGGCATATTATCGTATTTATATGTTTTAAATGTACTATACAACTTGCCTTTAATATCTATTGGCTCTTGTTGATAGTTTGCTTCTATTATATCTTTATTCATATTTTTTGTTTTAAAATCAAAATCTTCTCTATTTAAAACTTCATCACATAACATACTTCCATCGTCTTGTACTGCTTTATAATTAATGTGTTCTACATTTTGATAGTTATCTAATATATAACCTGCTAAATCCCCACTAGCCCATCTAGTCATTATTATTATTAATTTAAAACCAGTTTCAGTTCTTGATAGCATTGTATTATTAAACCAATCAATATGCTTTTGTAATGTATTCTCGTTATATGCTTCTTCTACATTTTTTATTAAGTCATCTATTATCATTAAAGTACAACCAAAACCTGTTGCTGTTCCTGTTGGACTTGTTGCTAAATAGTTTGCTTGGTCGCTACCTTGTAAAGCCCATTTATTAGCACTTGCTTCTCCATATTTTATATGTGTTGTTGGAAATACTTTATTAAATATACCATCTTGTTCTTGTATGCTATCCCTTACTTGTTTAGCAAATGTTCCTGATAATGTTTCATTGTATGATCCTGTCATTATTTTACTATGATTATCTTTACCTAATAACCATTGTACTAATAATCCTGCCGTTCTTGATTTTCCGTGTCTAGGTGGTAAGTTTATTACAAGTATTCTTTTATCACTTTCTACAAACTCTTGTAATGTATTACACATATCTTTTAAAAATGTTCTATTTTCATTATAAAAGTCAGGTGCTTTCAATTTACAATAATTCCAAAATACTTTTCTTGCTAATGCTATCTTGGCTCTTTCTTCAATCGTCATTTGCTAACTTTTTTAATTCCTCTACTGATAATTCATCAAATGGGTCTTTAACACTAATGTTGTTGTCTATCTCTTGTCTATCTTTATAACCACATTTATTTTTCATATAAAATATTTTTAATGTGTCATTTATGTATTTATTATTTAATGCTTCATCTTCTAACACTTCATTTACTTTTTTATATGTGTCGGAATAATATTCCTTTTGAGCATAAAAAGTATCTCTGTTAATATTGCTATATACACAAAAACCTGCTATGTTTGGCAGTCTTTGTTCTTTATTACAATAATTTACATATTCTATAAATTTATTATAAAACTCGTCTTCTGTCTTAAATACTCTAGGTTGCCCTTTCATAAGTATCACCTTATTTCTTTTTAGTCTTTTTTACTTCTTCTTTAGCACTCTTTTTAATTCTTTTAACTGCTTTGTCTACATCTTTTATTTTAGATATTTTAATTTCTTTTGCATTTTTATCTTTTGTATATTCCATTTTTTCTATATCTTCTATTGTTAAATTGCCTTTTAAAACTTTACCGTCTCCTGTAACCATTTTGTATAATTTTTCTTCTTTAATTTCTTCTAGTATCTCTATTGCTTTATGTTCTAATAAGTAATCTGCTCTTTCTTTAGTACATATCCATTCACTTTCGTTTGCTTTTCTATGTGCTTTTTCTTCTACATCATCAAAATTAATTAATGCTCTTACTTTTACTTTCATATTTTTCTCCTTTTCATACCTTTCTATTATTTCCTTTTCATCTATTATAACACCTTTATAGTCTAAATACTTTAACCAACTCTCTAATGCGTGATTATCATATTCAGGACATTTAGGTATTACCCTAATTTTATTTATATCAAAATTCATATCTAATGGTACTACATAACCATTTACTCCATCTTTAATAAGTTCAGTACAACCACCTACATCTGTTACTATACAAGGTACTTGATATTGTAAACTTTCTTGTATTGTATAAGGTAGTCCTTCACTATCACTTAATAATACTGTATAATCTGCATTTGCTAAATAGTCCCATATATCATATCTTTGTTTCCAAAAATGTACTTCTTCATAATTACACTTTTGAGGGTTATTTGTAAATATATCCCAAGTAAACTTTATTCCTGCATTTCTCATCATATCCATCATTTGTTGCATTCTTCCCCAACCTTTTTGTCCGTCTATTCTCATACAACTTATTAATCTTAATACCTTTTGAGTTTCTTTTCTAGGCAATAAGATATTCTTTATTGTTGTTGGGTTATCTCCTAATGCTTCGTGGCTCATTTTTGATACAAATTCTCCACAACCTACTATTTCTTTTATACCCATATCTTTGTATTGAGTAAATAACCAATTATGGTCTAGTAAATATTTATAATTAGCATGTCTCATTTCTATCATTCTTTTTGCTTTTATGTTTTTTGGTATTGTTCCCCATACACTATTACGAATAAATATATCACATTCATAAGTCTTGCCTTCTTGGTATTTTTCTATTTTAACTAGACTTGACATTTTTCTTAATCGTTCGGGGTCTCCACTACAATATAACACAGTTACATCAAAATAGTTTCTTAACCACCAACACCAATTATAAGCCATTGTTTCAACGCCACCCATTTGACAAAAGTTCGATTGGTAAAATATTATCTTTTTCATTCACACCACGATCCAAACATCAAATGACGAGTATATACATTGTCATTTACTTCTTCATTATAGCAAAATGTTTCTCTAGGATATATTGCCATATTATCTATTTCTTGATATTCCATTTTATCTCTATTGAAATGCCAACCTAGCACATTACTCATTATCATTGTATTTGTTTCATAATCTCCCCAATTTTCGTGAGTTTTAAATACTTTTGTGTCATATACATCTAACATTTCTTTTATTAGTTTATTTCCTTTATTTGCTCCCATAGTTGCTGTTACACAGTAATGTGGTTGTTCAAATCCTGTAAAAAACTCGTGTTTTAAGAATTTATCTAATGGTTTATAACATATAACATCAGTATCCATATAAATTCCACCATAGTTATATAAAGCCCATAATCTAGCAACATCTGACACATAAGAATAATGTTTATTCTCGTATGCTTTTTTAACATATTCATTGTAATTTATATCAAAGTTGCTTTCATTTATTTCTAGATATTCCCAGTCTGGCATTTGTTCTTTCCAAGTTTTTATACAATCTAATACTTTTTGTGGTTTTTCTTTATTTCCAAACCAGCAATAAATTATTCTTTTGGGTATCATTGTATCACCATATCTATTATATCACATTTTATTTATTATACAAACTTCTTCTTAATCTAGTTAATTCTAAACCGTATGGATCGTACTGATTAAGATAATCCCATATTGCGTGTTTAAACTTTAAACTCATATTTACATTAGAATAAATATAATACATATAAAATAATCTTCCGTCTTTATCCATTTCATTGAACATTCTTTTTATTATTATTCTGTTATCACAAAAATCATCATAAGTAAAAAACCACATATTTTCTTTTATAAATCTACATTGACTAAAATCTACTTTAGTTTCTTCTTTATTTCTTCCCATATATCATCCTTCATATCTAAAGCACATACTAAAAAAACGCATATAAACCCTATTATACACGTTATTATTAAACCAATTATAAAACTTAAAATATCACTCATAACTTTACCCTCTCTCTTATATCATAACATATTTAATTTTAATTTGCAAATAAAAAATAGGAGGAAGTCCTATTCTTTAAGGGGTTAAATATAGTAACATTGTTACCTATTTAATTATATCATTTAAACTATATTTGTCAAGTAACTCTATTACTTCTAATACTTGTTGCATAGTACAATCTTTATTTCTATAATGTTCTAATAATGCTTTATACTTTGTATTAAATTCTATTAATCTAGGATGTCCTAACATATTATCAACTCACTTTCTAATATATTATATGTAAATTTATTAAAATGTTTACTATTTTAATACCTATATGCTCCTTTTTCTTCTAATGACATTAATTTATAATAATCTTCTACTTTT